GCGCTGGCGGGAGCTGATGGAAAATAGTTAGCGGCGGGGCTTGTATTCGCCTTCCGCGTCTCCGTATATGGTCAGGGGAGGCCCTGATCCGCGAAAAGGTGCAAGATCTCGCGCGTTGATCCGCGCGGCATGCATGCACGATTGGATCTTTGACCTGGATCGGCGTCCTCCCCCTCTACCGTCCCGCGAGATAGAGCATTTGCATAGCCTATGCAAACGCCTCGGCATCCTCCTCTCTGTGATTATCGCATGTTTCACAAACCGCCCCCGCGAGGGATGGCCACGCGGCCGCGTGGTTTGGCCTCGCGACCTTAAGTCATTGCAGCGAAACAATGTCGCGTTAAATCGACGCTGCTAGGCATTTCGCGTGACCTCTTGCCAGTGTGAGATCTCACAATTTCACAATTCTCCTTGACGTTCCGATACGTTTCATAAAGAATACTGAATGTTTCACGTGAAACATGGAGGCGTCCAGGCTTGCCTAACAATCCGCTGGCTGGATCGAATCTCCAGCCACCGATGAAAAAGGGCGAGATCCGAGGTGCCCGGAATGGCGGCAGGCCCAGGGGCGTCCCGAATCATCGGACAATGACCGCGCTCCTCACCTACTACCTCGGCAAAAAAGCCGACGGGGACGCGAAGACTCGGGCTCAGCGGCTCGTCGAGCGGCTCGTCGAGATCGCCCTCGAGGCCGAGCCGCGGGCTGCCATCCGGGCGATTCAGATCATCCTCGATCGAAGCGAAGGCGCGGCCCAACAAACACTTACGGTGCATTTTGGATATCAAAAAGGTGCTTTGGGAGACGCCGATCAACTGGCAGCTGCTCGTGCTGCACTGGCGCGATCTCTTTCCGACGGCGCGAGTGCTGACAGTGGCCGCGGGCCGACAGGTCGGGAAGACCCTCACAGCAAGGCGGCTGGCGGTGGAAGCGACAACGGCCCGGGCGCGCGGCGCTGAGGACGCGGTTGATTACTTCGTCACGCCAACCTATCCGCTCGGGCGGAAGCCATTTCGGCTCGTGGAATCGATGGTACGCCGGACTGGCCTCGGCACGGTGAATCGAGGTGAGCGCATCGTGGATTTCGTCTGGGGCACTCAGCTCCAGTTCCGGACCGCCGAGACGCCGGGCGACGTCGTGGGTGAGACTATCCGAAGCCTCTGTACGATCGACGAGGCGGGACGGCTCGCTGATGACACCTACGACTACCTTGATCCCGCGACACGGCGTCACGATGCGGCGCAGATCCGCTGGGGCACGCCGCGCGGCAAGAACCGCTTCTACGATGGTTATCTCCGCGGGCTCGACGCCAACGGAGAAAGCCCACTTCGGACGGAGCTGGAGCCTGTCGACGAGCGCTTCGTCTCCATCTCTGTGCCTTCGTGGCTCGCTCCAGAGTTGGGCTGGACGCCGGATGCGATCGCCGCCTACCGGGCCCGGATGTCGGATCGGTTGTTCCGCCAGGAGATCGGTGCCGAGTTTCTCGAGGGCGCGGCGAGCCTCTTCGGGAGCTTCGGTTTGATCTGTGTCACCGATCCCGAGAACCCGATGCCAGAGGGTGTCTACATCATCGGGGCGGATGTTGCGAAGCACGAGGATTTCACGGCCCTTCACGTGTTCCGAGTCGACTGCCGGCCACCGCGCGAAGTCCATACCGAGCGCTTCAACCAAATCAACTGGCTCGATCAGAAGCGGCAGATCTATGCCCTCTGCAAGCGGTACAACTACGGCACTCTGGTTCTCGACTCCACCGGCATCGGCGACGTGATCTACGACGACCTCTCGCGGCTCGGGCTCAACATCGTCCCATTCCGCTTCACCGCGCTCTCAAAGTCTCAGCTCGTCGAGAACTTCGTGGCTCTCGTCCAGACCCGCCAGATCCTGCTTCTCAAGCGTCTACATGCACCGGTCCCGCACCAGGAGATGAGTGACTTCGAGTACAGCGTGGCTCGGCCATCGCCTGGCGTCGAAGCGAAGTTTCGATACGGCGCGCCGACCGGGAAGCACGACGATACGGTGATCGGCCGCGCTCTGGCCTGTCACGGTCTCGGCATGGGAGCAGCTCTCGTCGTGGGAGTGTCGATCTGATGGCGAACCTCTTTCAGCGATGGGCGCAGCGGCGGTTCCTAGGGACGGACGAGGAAGGTATGGATCGGCTCGTGCGCCAGGCCGGCGCGGCGATGGGGTCGATGATCTTCCCGGACCTTCACGACCCGAGCACGCGCGAATCTCGCACCGAGATGGATCCGCGCGCCTACTACGGAAAGAATCCGTATCTCTACCGTGCTACCCGTCGCGTCTCGGATTCGATCGCGATGCTTCCATTCCGCGTGATGGTCGAAGGCGGTGATGAGCCGAGGGAAGAGGACGGCGAGCTGCAGCGGATCTTCGACAGACCGAACGACTATCAGGGCGGCTTTCAGTTTCGGCGCAACCTCGCGGCATGGCTGGAACTCACCGGCGACGCCTTCCTCTTTGTCGAGTCGAAAGGCGGCCGGCCTCGGACGCTACACATTCTCGATCCTTCAGCCGTCAAGGTCGTGCCCGATCCCCGGCAGCGCATCTCTCACTACACGCATATCGTCAGTGGAAAAGAGATTCGCATCGAGCGCGATGACATGATCCACATCGCCGAATTCTCGGCGACGAACTCGCTCCGCGGCACCGGCTGCGGCGAAGCACTTCGGACCGTCCTCGAACTCGATCACTACTCGAACCTCTACAACGTCCAAGGCTTCAAGAGCGGCGGGGCCTTCGGTCGGCTCATCCTTGAGTCCGATCAGATGCTCACGCCTGGATTGCTCGATCGCGTGAAGACGGAGTTCAAACGGAAGTTCTTCGGCGTCAAACACGCTCACGATCCGATCTGGACGGTGAAGGGCTTCAAGGCCCGGATGCTGGCCTCGGGAAACCGGGACATGGAGTATGTCGAGCAGCGGAAAGTGAATCGCGAAGAGATCGCCGCGGCGACGGGTGTCCCGCCGGCCCTTCTCGGCGTCCTCGAGTACGCGAACTACGCGAACATGGACGCCCAAGAAAGGATCTTCTGGCAGGCTCAGGTGCTGCCGATGCTGATGTTGATCGAGTCGGAGCTGACTCGATTGGCGAAGCGCGTTGATGCTCGCTTCTTCATGAAGTTCGATACTTCGGCAGTGAAAGCGCTTCAGGCGAATGTCCTCGAATGGGCGACGCTGGTACGAAGCCTCATCGATGGGCGAGTGATCACGCCGAACGAGGCGCGAATCATCCTGGCCGAGCGTGGTCTTCCCGACATCGCCGAGCCGTATGAGGGCGGTGATGACATCCTCGCGCCGATCGCCCTCGCTCCGATCGCCGATGTCGTGAGTGGCACGGCTATCCCTCCATCATCAGTAGGTTTCGGAATCCAAGAGGGTGCCGAGGCGAAGGCGGACAAACAGCTACTTCGCGAGGCGACGATGCTAGCCACGAAGCGCATCCACCGCGCCCGCCTGGAGGGCATCGCCGCTTCCCTCATTCCTGAGATTGAGGCTGTCTATTCCGCCTTCGCCGAGGACGTGATTCGATTGCTTCGCCGTGAAGGAAAGGCCGAAAAGCTCTTCGCGTATCAGGTGGATGATCTGCTCGTGGAAGGAAAGAAGCGCGCCGAGGCGCTCGCGCGCACCGCCGCTCGGAAGTTCCACGGCCGCGTGCTGACGGCCAGAGCGTCACAGCTGTTCCATGAACTCGATCAAGATCAGGTGCTCGATCTGTCTGTCGCGTACGTGCAGGAATTCATCAACAAGAAGACGCACGTTTTCTCCAGGCAGCTCGTCGGCGACACCGACGCCGCGGCTCGGAAGCGATTGCGTGAGACGCTGACCGAAGGCGCGGAGAAGGGCGAGACGATCAACCAACTCCAGGATCGGGTGCGCGCGGCAATGGACACGCTCGGACCGCGATCGCTCGTCATCGCGCGCACCGAAGCGACAAGCGCTTTCAACTTCGCGACGTTGGCGACGGCGAAGCAAACCGACGTCGCACAGGGAACGCAGTGGTTGACGGCGCTCGACGAGAACGTCCGCGAAACCCACGCGGCGCAGGAAGGTATTGTCGTGCCTCTCGGCGAGCCGTTTCCCAATCGACTTCTCTACCCCGGCGATCCCGGTGGGGAGGCTGGCGAGATCATCAACTGCCGGTGCACCACGACGGTCGTGGTCGGAGGCGAGGAATGAGATTCAAGACGACCCAAGCCCGCGCGAAGGTGTCGACGTACAACGCCGAGCGCCACACGTGCGATTTCATGATCTCGACGGAGGACGTGGACCGCGACGGCGAAATCCTCGAAGCCTCCGGCGCACGACTGCCGGAAAGCGTTCCGATCACGGATACGCACGACACGCGCAGCATCCAGAGCATCCTCGGACGATGGGAGAATATCCGAAAGGTCAAAACGAAAGCCGGCAAGGGCATCGGCGCCACGGCCCGTTTCTCTCAGGTGAATCCGCTCGGAAAGCTGGCCGAGGACATGGTCGCGCACGGTGACATCAACTCCGCATCGGTCGGATTTCTGCCGCACGGCTGGACGGACCCCGACGGCGCGAAAGGCGAATGGAAGCCTGGAGGGCAGATTCCGTACCCGCTCTCCGGCCGGCATTATACCGATTGGGAGATCGTGGAAGCGGCGATCTGCGCCGTCCCGTCGAACACCGAAGCGCTCGTCCGCGCAAAAGCCGCCGGCATCATCATCCCGAGTCTCGAAACTCGTGGCAAGCCCGGCCTCGAGTTGGTCGGGGAGAACTACCATTACCGACTTCGTGATCCGAACGATTTCGAGAAGGACAACTTCCGAACGATCACCATGCAGGAAAAACGGACGATCAAAATGGTGGTCGGAAAGCTGAAAGGTGAAACGAAGACGACGAAGCTTGCGCTGCTTTTCCCCGCTGATGAATGGACGCGGGAGGCGGTCCAATCCTGGATCGCCGATCACGAAGACAGTTTGAAATCGGTGCTCGGGGATCTCGAGCGCCGAATGCCATTCCAAATGGCGGTTCTGAAACGTCTGAAGAGGCTGGAGGCGAAGATTGACACGGCTCTCGGGAAACGAGACGCCGAAATTGTCGAGCCCAAGCCGGTGAGTCTCGACGTGGAGGGAGATGATGGAACCGAAGATCCCGTCCGTCTCATGTGAATCGAAGTCTAAGACAGTCAAGAGGAGAAGCCTGAAATGCCCGATATGGTGAACATCCCGAGCCATCCGTTCAAGTCGAACGACGAAGCGCTCGGAGCTTTGGCCGAGGTCGTGACCTGGGCCAAGGAAGTCAAGGCGCGCGGGATCGACTCCGAGATCAAGGAGGCGACGGCGAAAGTCGCGGCCGAGATCAAGGAGGTCCAAGACTCGCTGCGCGTCATGCGCGTGATGGAAGCGGCGAAAGTGACCTCGACCGTCAAAGGATGGATTCCGATCGTTCCGAAGCGCTTCCCGGTCATCCGAGATGAGCGCAAGGAATACGGATCGAGCGACAATCCGCAGGACGTGTACGAGTTCCTGATGTCGCAGAGGTCGGAGCGTGGCTCCGACTTGCAAATGTACCAGCGGCTCAGCGACGTGCTCGTCCTTCAGGCGCTCGCGGGCAAGGTGCACAACCGGCCGACGAGTTGGATCGCCGATGGACAGATCTACGCGGAGTGGTTGAACCTCCACAAGCAGATCTTCCCGCTGAGAAAAGACGACACGGCGATGGCGTCGACCGTCACGGACAAGGGCGATGAGTGGGTGCCGGCCGAGGTGCTCAGCTCGGATCTTCTCGATCTCGTCCGCGACGCTTCTCCGCTGGCGGGGATCTTCCCGTCGTTCGCGATGACGGGCCCGATCGCAAAGCGCCCGATCAAAGAAGCGCGATCGACGGCGTATTACGTGGGCGAGACAGTCCACGCGCCGCACGAAACCTCGTGGGTTCCGTATACGCCGTCGGTCGTGACGACCGGACAGATCACCTGGACGGCGCGGAAGCTCTTCGACAGAGTCGTCATCGGGATGGAGCTGATCGAGGATGCGACGGTGGACATGATCGCCGAGATCCGAGCCGACGCCGCTTTCGGGATCGGAGAAGGACGCAATCAGTGCATCGTGAACGGCGACACGACCGGTACGCATCAGGACTCGGATGTCACCGGATCGACGGACCGCCGGAAGATGTGGAACGGGCTCCGCAGGTTCTGCATCGCGAACAGCTACAGCCGCTCGGGCGGTGGTGACGCGCTGACCGTGGCCGACATCGGGGCGGCTCGGCGAGCCATGGGCAAATTCGGAGGCTTCAGCGCGGCGACGGGTGGGATCGCTGCCCTCCTGACGAGCTATCAGGCTTACGCGAATCTGACGCTCGACACGAACGTCGTGACGCTCGAGAAGTACGGCCCCGGCGCGGCGATCCTCACGGGTGAGGCGGCGAAGGTGCTCGGCATGCCCATGATCCCGACCGAGTACATGCGGGCAGATCTCAACGCTTCCGGTGTCTACGATGCATCCACGACCAACCTGACCGGTGCGATCCTGGTCAACGTCGGATCGTGGCGACTCGGGGAACGCCGGATCATCACGGTGAAGAGCTCGGAGCAGCTCTACATCGAAAGCGATCAGTTCGTGGTGGTCGCGTCGTGGCGTGGTGACTTCCAGCATCAGCGGTTGTCCACGCAGCACACGACCGACTACATCTACAACGTGCTGTAGAGCAGCAAGTGATCTGCGGTTGGTGCGGGCGGCATGGACAATGCTCCGACCCTGACGAGCCGGACTACCATGTCGCCTGCGCCGACCTCATGCGCGAATGGGAACGACTGCACGACACCGAGGAGGATTGGGATGCGACTGAGATACACGGGGCGCGGCTGCCCTCATCCCATGTTCCGAGAAGGTGATCTATCGATTTCGATCGGCGAAGCCGTCGACGTAACGGAAAAGATGGGCCAGCGGCTGCTTGATCAGTTCGGCCCTGCTTTCGAGCGACTTGGTGAGACAGCCACGACAACCCTGGCAACTCCATCGCCGGCGCGGCCGTTCTTCCCACCGCGGCGGAAGCTGAGAACCAAAATCGAGACGAGCAATGGCGGCGATTGAATACACGACCGCTGCGGATATCCAACGCTTCATCGATTTCACCGATGCGACGGCGCTCTCGGATTTCGTGACAGCGGTTACTGAGTGGGGCAAGGCGCACATCCGGCCGGCTGCCGATCAGGCGACGGGAATTCAGGAGATCTATCGCGGCAACGGCAGCCAAGATCTCTATCTCCGTCGACCGCCAGTCACGGCTTTAACGACGATCGAGGAGTGGTCCGGGACGTCATGGCTCGCGAAGCCGTTCACTCAGGGCATCGACATCTACGTCGATTACGATGACTACGCCTCAGACCAGGTCCATACGGATCGACTCCAGACACAGGGATTGATCACCTGGCGAGACTACGTGTGGCTCGATCGTGTGCGCTATCGAGTCAAGTACACCGGCGGGCTCGCGACATCCGCCGCCGGGCTGCCCGACAGCTTCCGTATCGGCTTCGCGCTAATCGCGGCCGAGCTGATCCGATACAAGCAGGCAGGCGGAGCCCAGGTGACACAGCGCACGTTGTCGACCGGAGACAGCATCTTCATGGAGGTGACGAGGCTCGCGCCTCCGGCGGCGCTTCAGATGCTGGAGCCGTGGAGGACGATACACGCAGTATGATTCTCAAGATGCGCGGTCATAAGCAGATGCGGGCGGCCCTGGCGAAGCTCCGGACTCGCTTGCCTGTGGAATACGGGAGGCTGCTCGAGCGTACGACTTTCAAGGCTGCGGACAGGATCAAACAGCACTATCGGACCTCCGTACACGTGAGATCCGGGTTACTCATCCGGTCCGTGCAGACGCATCTGATCCGTCTCGGCGATCATACCGAAAGCGCGACTGTCTCGACGACGACGACCTACGCGCTCACGCATGAGCAAGGCGCGACGATCCGGCCAAAGGGGATTCCGCGCATGCTCATCGTGGGCAGGCGCAAGGACGGGACGATCGTGCACAAGATGGGCGGCGGGAAGATGCTGGCGATCCCGCTGACGAAGACCGAGGCCGGTGCGAGTCGTGAACGGCTGATCGACATCGCGGCGATGGGTCTCGCTCAGGGCCGGCCGTTCCGGACGTTTGTCTCTCGGTCCGGACGTGCGCTCATGCTGGCGACTGGCCGAGTGGTACGTCCGATCGCGGCGCTGGCGAAGCAGGTCCGTATCCCGGCTCGGCCGATCTGGAAACCGACGGCGCGATGGGCGTCCGGAGAATTGCTCAAAGGTTCGGTCAACGCCTTCAAGCGAGCCGCGTGAATGGCCTATCCAAACACGACGCAGATCCAGAATGCTCGGCTCAGTTTGCGATCACACTTCCTCAACATCGCCATTGCCGATGGCTACTGGAACGACTTCACGCAAGAGCTGGCCGAGCAAGTCTTCTACGGGCTGGCAACGAGCGCGATCGATCACTCCATCCCGCGGATCTACATCTCGCCCGTGCTGAGGACGATGGACCCGACCTCGATGCGCCGAGCCGACTACAACCGAGAGAGTCCGGGAGATGGTCCTTTCGTCGGGATCGTTGGGAAGCAGCGCATCGAATTTGATTGCGTCGGAGTATCGGAAATCGACGGCCAAGACGCCTATCTCACGCGGGAGCGCCTGGCTCAGGACATGGAAACCGTGCTCGGCCTCTGGGCGCCCGTGACGAGCATCGCCCCGGTGCTCGATCAGCTTCTCATCACAGAGATGAGCTTTGGCGCCGACGAGATCCAGCGGGAGGCCGGGATCACGACCGATGGCGTCTGCCGACTCCGAGTAGCGATCGACTGGACGCCGCTCGATGAGGGAGGGCCGCTACCATAGCCACCGAGAACCGGATCACGCTCCAGCGCGCGCAGATGATCGTGCTGCTGAAGACGATCGACGGGACGCCGAATTTCTTCTACACCGTCGCCGATGCGGACATTCGAACCGGCGTGCCGAGTTCGGCATTCGAAGTGACATCCACGGCGCCGCTGGTTTTCGTCCGGCCGATCCTGCGGACCACCGATGAGGCGACCTTACAGAGCGGAACTCCGGCGACGGCGACGTACGAAGCGACATGGGAGATCGTTGGCGTCGTGCTCGGGACTGCCAGCGTCGATGTCTACACCGCTCGGGAGCGCCTCGAGGCCGATATCCTGCAAGCGATGCGATCCGATCCGTCGCTCGGATCACTCGCCTCGCAGTCGATCGATGTGAGCACGGAATACGGAGCGAGCGATATCGAGCATGAGCATCAGATCAATACGGAAGGCGTCTGCCGAATTCGCTGGCTGACGCGGTGGACAGCTTAAACCTGGAGGGGTATAGATGGGAACGCCGACTGATCCGACAGCGGATGCGATGATCTTGGTAAGGAACAACGAACCGACTTTCTTAGCCGGCCTCGAGGGACTCACTCAGTACACGATCGAGGGATGGGGCGTGACGACGCTCATCTCGGCGGGTCTGTGGGAATGCATCCGGAACCTCAAGCAAGTGGTGATCGATCCGGGCACGCCAGCGCCTGTTGAACCGCCGGCTGTATAGTCGGCTGAGGAGAAGAGCATGGCGCAAGAAGTCTATGGGCGTCAGTCGTGGATGACGCTTACGCGGGAGGATCAGGGCTATAGCACGGCGCCGACTGTGCCGGAAAGCCCGCACATCCCGATCCTCGAAGGTGCCGACGACGTGGGATACACCGCGGAGTTCACCCCACGTGCGACGGCGACGCTTCGAGGGCTCCACGGAATCGACCATTTCAACGCCGCGGCCGGTGGCTCGCTCCAGTTCCACGGCCAGTACAATCAGATCTGCCGAGCGCTGAAATCCCTCATGGGAACGGTCGAGACCGATCAGAGCGTGAACCACGCCACGAGCTACAACACGTATCTGGCCGCCGCCGACACGGTCGACAGCATGCTGCTCAACATCTACCGAGGGCCCAACTTCTTCCAGTACGCGGGGACGGTCTGCAACAATCTCGTGCTGTCGATGAACTCGACGGGGCATATGCTCCTGAACTACGGCGTGCTTTGCGAAGCCGAGGCTCGGTCCACGCATGCCGTCGTTTACGCGAAGGATACGTTTCTCCCGATCAAATGGGCGCACATCACGTCGGCGAGTTGGGGATCGACAGTGCTTACGAATGCACTCCGGTCCTTCACGATCAACGTCAATCGAAATCTCGACGAAGCGCACTTCGTCTCGGGCCTTGTCGGGCGGGGAGCGAAACCCCCGGTTCGAGGCCCCTTCGAGGTGACGGGGAGTTTCGAGATCGATTGGAACGCGCTGCTGTTCTACGTCGGGACACCCGAAGGTATCTTGCAGGACAGCATGTACACCCAGACGGAGAAAGTATTCACGATCAAGTTCAACAACGGCGGATCGGGCGCCGGCGAGCACGAATTCCAGATCTACATCCCTGCCGCGCTCGTCGATCCGAGTTCACGGGCGTTGGTCGAGACGAAGGGACTAAAGCCGCACACCGTCACTTTCACAGCGAGCGCCGCTGACATCGCGGCGGACACTCTCGGCCAGCTCAATGTCTCGGATGGTGGAAACGCAGCCTTCACCGACAGCCCGATTGCGTTCTACCACGGTGGACTGGAGAATCATGGGACCACTTGGTGAGCCGAGCACCGTCGCGGATCTGACGGCGAAGGCGACGAAACTCGTGACCTTGCCGTCTGGGACGTGCCTCGAGATTCGGCGATTGCTCCAGACGGATCTTCTCGATCTGCCGCAGCTCTGGCCGATCTTCTCGGTGGCGATGCAAAAGCTGCTCTCGCTCAAGGCCGACCGAACCGAAGTTGAAGAGACGCGATTGATCGAACTGAATTCAATGGCAGAGGCGATGAAGGACGAGGCGGCGGCCGATGACGAGCTGATCCTTCGGGCCGTGACACGCCCGAAACTGAGTCGCGACGGCGCTGGAGATTCGGCTCCGCTCTCCGCCAT